GTGAAAAGCGTCATTGCCGCGTTTAGAAGTTGCGGAAGAAGTGTCGGAAGTGTGCTGATCGCAGTTTGAATCAGCGTGAAGAATGCGTCAAGTAATGGCGGAAGAAGCGTTTGCATGAGCGTTCCCGCTTGCGTCACCAGTTCGTTTGCCACTGTTGATAGGCTTGTCGCCAGCTGTGGCACTGCTTCCACGATTCGTGGAACTGTTTCCAGAATTCGTGGAACAATATTGTCAATGACAGTCAGCACAGAATTTGCAAGATCGTCGATCAATGCGTCCAGATCTGCGTCGCCGTCTGCAAGCCCAGTCAACAAATTCTGGTATGCACCTTTCATGGAATCTATAGATCCGGAAATTGTGCTGCTTGCTTCTTTTGCTGTCGTGCCAGTGATTCCCATTTCGGTTTGCACGACATGAATTGCGTCTACAATGTCAGAATAACTTGAAATGTCATATTCCACACCGGACAACTTCGTCGCGTCGTCCAGAAGTCTTTGCATTTCAGTCTTCGTCCCGCCATAGCCCAGCTTTAAATTGTCCAAAAGTGTGAATTGACCTTTTGCAAAGCCAGCATATGCGTTTTTAATGGATTCCATATCGGATCCCATTTTATTTGCATTGTCCGACATGTCTGTGATTGCCATGTCCGCTTTTTCTGCTGCCGCAGCCGTATCGCCACCCAGACTTTGAAGAAGTGACGCTGAAAATCCCGTCACTGTTTCCAGATATTGATTCGCTGACATTCCGGCTGTTTTGTATGCGTTGTCTGCGTATTGCTGGACTTTGCTTGACGATTCACCGAAAAGCGTGTCCACGCCGCCTGCAAGCTGTTCGTAGTCTGCATATGAACTGACTGCTGCTTTTCCGACTGCTACCGCTGCCGTTCCTGCTGCCGCTGCAAATGCTCCGAACGCTTTGACTGTTCCGCCGACCACATTTGACAAAACTGTGAATCCGCCCTTCGCTGCCGACGCTGCTGCATTGCCTACAGCTGACATCGCCTGCGAAACTGACGGAAGTTTGTCTTTCAAGTCATTCACTTTGTCTTTTGCCGATCCGAATGCGTCTGCTACCTTCTGGACGGCTGGATGTGCGTTCTTGAACGCTTCGACTTTTGATCGTGCGCTGTCCACAGCTGATCCGATCTTCTGGACTGCCGCGCTTTGGCTGACAGTTTCTTTGATCTTTCCCGCTGCGGATCCGAACGCTGTTGTCAATTTGTTTACAATCGGGATCTTGTTTGCAATCTCACCGACTTTTGTTGCGAAGTTTCCAGCTTCCGTTTTCAGCTTCTGAAATGTCGTCTGCTGGCTTTTCAAATCATTCAGCTTCTGTGTCGTCAGTACGATTTCCCGCTGTAGATTTCTGTATTGTTCATCGTTGATGTCTTTTCCTGCTGCCGCCATTTCTTTTTGCGCCTGCGTCAGCAGCTTCAATTTGTTTTCTGTTTCGGCGACTGCTTCTTTCAGAATTACTTGCTTTTGTTTCAACAGATCTGTGTTTGTGGGATCCAGCTTCAACAATGAATTGACACCCTTCAATTCAGTCTGTAGGCTTTTGGCGTTCGCGTTTACTGACGACAGTGCTTGATTCAGCGGCGTCACGTTTCCGTCGATTGTGACTGTTATGCCTTTCAATCCTTTCGACATGCTTTCACCCTTTCTTTCCGAAAAGTTCCCGCAAGCGTTGTCTGTCCGGCTTCGTCTGTGTCAGTGTGAATGCGTTTTCCAGATATTCCCGTCCTTCTTCCGTCTGATTCATTGCATGAATGAAGGCGTCGCGCCTATATTGCAAATAATCTATGTATTCAAGTTCTTCGATTTCATTGACATTCAATCCCGTGTATTCCACGACTAAATGTTCCCAGTATGTCGGGATGTCGAAGAATCCTTCTTCGTCTGTTGGATAGAACGGGATTTCTAATTTGGGCTTGCTGCTTCGCCCTTGCAGAATTTGACATATTCGTTCAAAAAGAACTTGATGTCTTCTGTGTTCATCTGATCGTCAACCCAGTCCACAGTGATTTTTTCTTTCGCCAGATTGTTTGAAAGAATTTCAGCAACCAGAACGTACAAATCGTCGATCTTTCTTTTCTGGATGTCGGCTTCTTCCGCTGTGCTTGCCTTTTCTGGATCTTCGGACAAAGTTTTCTTCAAATCTAACAAAATCCCGTAGATTCTCTTTTTCGGCATTCCGACAAGAATCTGATGTTCGAACGGATTTCCGTTTTCGTCCACGTCGTCAAATGTTAATGTCATGAAGTTGCGCTTTGCCTTCTGAAAATTGATATTAAAATTCATGTGTCACTTTCCTTCCTTTTCTGAAACGGGCTGGATGTTTCGCCAGCCCGTGTGTTTATTTGTTACTATGCTGTTGCTGCTGTCTGCGCTGCTAAGAATTCAGCAATGATGTCAGCTTTCACAGTCTGTGTGATTGCGTAGCCTTTTGCGGCGGCAATCGTCTTGATCTGATCAATCGTCAATGCGTTCAATTCTTCTTCGGTGTATGTTGCTTGATATTCTTCGTCGATTTCTTCAACGAACTGAATCAATGTGCCGTCTTCATCCTGCGGCTTGCAGTTGAATTCTGCGTCAATGACAGTCGCGCTGTCAGTAGCCCATGAAATAGTGAATCCAGCAGTGTTTCTGCCTACAATAACAAGATAGCAGTTGCCTTCCACCGGATCTTCATGAACGAATAAAATGACGTACTGCTTGCCGTCGTCATTTCCAGTTCCGCCGATCTTGACAATTCTATACTTGCCGCTTTTCTCAACGCGCGCAGTTGAACACAACTTCTGCAATGTTTCGCCGTTCCATGTCATGACGCCAGTTTTGAACAATGCTTCTTCTTCTGTCAAAACTTCTTTCACGATATAGCCCAGATCGTCTTTTTCTGTTGTCATTGTCGGTTTGTATTCAATATTTGCGCCGCCTTTGATGTAGCCCAGCAACTTTTCTTTCACTGCCATTTTTGCAAGCAGTTCTTCGAATGCTGGCAAAGTTCCAGTGAATTCATCAATGTAAACTTTACCAGATCCCATTGTGACTTTTTCTTTTGATCCTTTAGCCATTTTTGTTCACCCTTTCTGCGAAATTCATCAAATATATTGTTTCGAAGCACTTTTCGTCCGGAAGCCACGTTCTGTCTTTCGTGTACTTCCAGCCCTGCGCTTCAAATAGTTTTTCGAACTTTGTTTCGTTCGTTTTGTCGATTCGTTCTGCGTAGAATTCCACCGCCAATTCATGATGAATCAATCGTGTGTGGAAGTCGTCGCCGTCTGTCTGCTGTTTATCCAGAAATACTGCGAACGGAAGGGCTTGTGGCTTTGAAAAAGCCGTGTCTTCCGTCGGGATCTCTGTTGCGTCTGTGATCATCTTCTTGAAGTCAATCATCCTTTTTCACCCCTGCCACAAATCTTTCATTCTGTCTTCCAGTGTCTGTTCTGCAATCTGGCGTCCATATTTTATGTGTTTGACGGGCTTTGTTCGTCCGCCATTCCTTTTTGCGTGTCCGTTTTCAAGCAGATGTGTCAATCTGAATTCTGGTGCTTCTACATGCCACGTTGCCTGCTTGTGATGTTTTGAAATCATTTCGCTGTCCACTGCAAAATGCTGAATATATTCGCCAGTTTTGATTCCGTGCCCCTGCGACAAATAAGACTTCGCCGTTGAATTGCACCGATCTGCAGCTTCGTCAATGGCTTCGAAGAACTTTGCTTCTTCTTCATTCGACCAGTTCTGCAACACTTCTGCGATTGTGTCGCCCAGCTGTTCTGGCTGAATCGCTTTTCCAGCATTCAGTTTCATGCGAATTCCTTCTTTCTGTGTTTTTCATACATTGACAGTGACAATTTCAAAATCGGCGGCGTTGTATTCTTCAATTTGTCCACTTTTTCAATGTCAAACTGTTCACCTTCGATCACAGCCACATCATGTGCGACAATCCCTTCCCGCACCGGAATGTGGATCACGTGATCGACTTGTCTGTCTGCCGCCTGCGCTGCATAATGCCTTTGAATGCTGACATTTTCTTCCCCGAAGCGAATTCCTTCTTCGAATTTCGCTTCCAGCTTCCCGTCGTCATTCTCTGTGTAGATCTTCACGATTCCGTCGCTGAATTCTTCAAATTTGCTTTTCATGATTCGCCCCCGCTTTCTTCCGTCATGTTGTCCATTGCTCCGCGAAGTGCAAGTGCTGTCAATTCTGACGCAAAATCATGTTTGAACTGTTCAATCGCGTTTGATCTTCCATATCTGCAATATGAAACAAGCAATTCCATTGCCATGTCGTCTTTTTCGAAGTCGATTTCTTTCCCGTATTTGTCCGAAATGTAGACTTTCCCACGTTTCAAAATGCGTGCAATCTTCTTTTCGAATTCTTCGTCATGAAACGTGATGTCAAGTTCATTCAGAATGCCTTCCAGCAATGGATCTTTTTCTGTAGTTTCTGCCATGCTCCGCACCACCTTTCAACTATAGGCAGCAAGGCGAAAAGCCCTGCTGCCGTCATTCTTTAATTGATTACACTGTAGGCGTTGCCCCTGCTGCTGTCTGCTGTTCTAAGAAAGAAGCAATCTTTTCAGCTTTGTTGCTACCAGTTAATGTGTAGCCGTTTGCAGTTGCAAGTTCTTCGATCTGTGCCACAGTCATTGCATTCAAGTCGGCTTCTGTGTATGCAGTAGCCCCGTTGTATGCTGCAACGCCGCCGTCAGTCATGCTTGCTGCTGCCGCTGCTGCTTCTGCTGCCATAGTGACAACATAAGAAGCTGCCTGCAAAGCACTGATGTCAAGCACAACGAACGCATTGTTGTCGACAGCTTTTCCGTTTCCGTAAAGGAATGCTGCATACACTCTTTCACGCTGCAAGAATCTGTAGCTGTCGTCGAATTCGATCACGCCGTCTTTGCTTGTACCGATACCCATGAAATATTTGTCAGCAATGCCGACAA